AGCTTGCTCTGTTAATACTTTCTTCTGCATACCACCACCATTTTTAATTTATGCTTTGTTATCTGTCAAGTCCCAAGATTGATTAGCTTCATTCCAGCCATAATTCCATCTATGAGTATCTGCTGTATTTTGTGATTCTTGTTCAGCTGTTAATGCTGGAGCATCACCAATTGGTGATTTCCAAGATGCAGTTGTAGTATCTTTTACCCAAGATGCGTAAGGTTTTTTAGGCCAAAAGATATTATTATCTTCGTCCCATTCATAACCTATACTTGCGTAATTACCTCTTAAAGGTGTTCCGCCACCTGAATGTTGATTACCTGACGTATTGTAAGATGTTTGAATCCACATTTGTGCAGGCCAATTATTGTGTGTTTCTAAATATTGTTGACCTACTGTTTCATCTTCAACGCCATCAGCGTTAAGCATATCTTTGTTATCAAGTGTTAATACTTGAATAACTTTACTGTTAGCTCCTAATTTTGCAAAATGTGCCATAATGTTTCTCCTTATATATTAATTTTAATTATCATTCAACTATTGAAATTTATACCTTATTATTACTATTCCAGAACCACCAGCACCGCCAGTACCTCCAGGATTAACGGTTCCACCTCCACCTCCGCCACCTGTGTTTACAGTTCCAGCACCTCCTGTTGGATTGGCAGCTGTACCACCTCCATTAACACCTGCGCCTTGTGGATTGTTATCTGAACTTCCTCCACCTCCACCTGCTCTGCCTGTTGGTGTACCATTAATACTTGATGTTGCTCCTGTTCCACCATTTCCACCTCCAGCTTTTGGAGATCCACTAGGACCTTGTGCATTGAATCCAACTGCTGTTGCTCCACCGCCACCACCTTGATTTGAACTAAAACAAGATCCATCAAAACCTCTGCCTCCTGTACTACCTTGTGGAGGTGATACTGGAGGAGTGTTTCCTGCTCCTCCTACTGGAGTTTGTGAATTTGAACTACAAGGAAAAGCTGATCTTTGTCCTCCACCTGATCCACCTGCTCCACCATCTACATTCTGACCTGATTTTTTTTGTCCGCCAAGACCACCTCCTGCTGATGATATAGTTGAAAAACTTGATACACTTCCTGCTGCACCAGCTCCTCCTCCAGCACCTACAACAATAGGATAAGATGGTGATGGCACTTGTAAAGCGACAGCTGGTGATGTACCTAAAGGTGAAACTGCATAAGAACCACTTGCTGTACCTGGAGATTCTCTATATCCACCTGCGCCACCACCGCCACCAAGACCATTTCCACCTCCTCCAGCACCTGCTACTACTAAATAATCTACTGTGTTAGATCCTCCTGCACTGCCTGAACAAGTAACAGTAAAAGTTCCTGGACCTGTAAATGTATGAACTTTAAAATTAGTGCAAACTGTTGTTACTGTTCCCCCAGTTGCAGCAACAAATTTTACTTCATTTGTAACTTCATTACTATTAACTGCTTGCCAACCTTTTGTTGCATCTCCATATACTAATGTAACACCAAGACCTTTTGTATCTAAAACTAAATCAGTAGTTATACCTTCTATTTTTTCTGAACCATTAGCAGCGATAGTTAAAGCGTTTGTATTAAAATTTTGTGCATAATCTTTAAAAGATACAATTGCACCAACAGAACCTGCTGGTAAATTTGCAGTGACAGCATTACTTGAAGTATCCACAAAATAACCTTCGCCATTTACTGCAGTAAAACTAGCTGCTGTTTTAATCGATGTTTGCCAGTCTACAGTTCCTGTTCTACCAAAACCTGTTTGTGTTCCATTGTTTGTAATTGTTGCACCAGCAGGAATGACAAATGAATCGCCACTATCTCCTAATGTAACAGTACCACAATTTGTTCTTGGACTAATTTTATTTACTTTTACTTCACTCATAATTTTTACCTATTGAAACCTATATCTTATAAATACTATACCTGAACCTCCGGCGCCACCATCACCACTCCAGTTTCCACCACCGCCACCACCAGTGTTGGCTGTTCCAGCTCGAATTGTAGCACTACTTGAAGAAGCAGCACCACCACCAGCTCCGCCAACTCCACCACCACCTACAGGAGGACCACCGCCACCACCACCAGAAAAATATCTTCCATTAGGTGCTAAAGGAGAGGGTGCTTGACCATAGCTTGGTGCTGTTGGACCAAAAAAAGGACCTGTTATAAAAGCTCCATCTCCACCGTCACCTGCATAACTAGGAGCTGCATCTTGTCCTGCAGCACTTGCACCGCCACCACCACCTGCTGGACCATTAGGTGCTCCATCACCTCCATCACTTCCTTGCGGAGGAGCTGTTGGAGGTGTGTTACCTGATCCACCTGCTTGTCCATTTGGTGAACCTCCACCAGAACCACCAGGGTGTCCCACTGTTCCAGATGAATAACCTCCACCACCACCTTTAGCAGATGTTATTGTACTAAATACTGAATTATTTCCGTCGTTACCATTGCCGCCTGCCTGGGCTCCACCAGCACCCACTGTAATAGGGTAACCTTGTACTGAAACTGGTAATTTTGCTGGAGCATTAAGAGGACTTGCGGGAGTTAAATCTGTACGTGATCTCCATCCACCAGCTCCTCCACCTCCACCACCATTCGGATCTCCAAAACCTCCACTTCCACCACCAGCAACAACTAAATATTCTACGGAATTAGAACCTGATGCACCTCCTGCGTTTGAAACACAAAAAGTTCCAGGGCCTGTAAATACGTGTATTTTAAAATTTCCACAAGTGATTGTAGTATTACCGCCTGAAGCTGCAATATAAGGGGGAGTTCCTCTAACATTAGAAGTTGAATCCATAGTATTAATCCAACCTTGTGTTGAATCTACAAATACAAAAGTTACTGATTGACCTTTTGTACTTAAAACTGCATTTTCATTTATTGCACCAATTTTATCTGTACCATTTGGTACAACTGTTAAATTATTAGAATCAAAACTTTCAGCGTAATCAGCTACTGATACTATCGCTCCAGCGACACCTGCTGGTAAATTCATATTAAATGCTGAACCTGATGTGTTTGCAAAATAACCTTCACCACTAACTGCAGTAAATGTTGCTGTCTTTGGAGTTGTCTGCCAATCAACTGTCCCTGTTCTACCAAAACCTGTTTGTGTTGCACCGGATGCTAAAGCAACGGTACCTCCACATCTACCTAATGTAACTGTAGATCCATCTACAACAATTGTACCAGAACCTGATCCAACTGTAGTTGTTGATCCACATTTTTTGATGATGTTTGAATCATCTGAAACTTTATTTATATTATCTACTTTAATTTTACTTGTCATAATTATTGAAATTTGTACCTTATTATTACTATTCCTGAACCACCTGCACCTACAGTTGGAGTATTACCTACTCCACCGCCACCGCCACCACCAGTGTTAGCTGTTCCAGCTCTTTGAGGGGCAGGCGTTCCGATTACTGGACTAGTTCCTTTTCCTCCGCCGCCAGCTCCACCACAACCTACGTCTTTTGCTGCATCTGATCCACCACCACCACCACCAGCAAAAGCTGTTGGCGTTGCATTAATACTTGTTGTTGCACCGGCTCCACCTGGAGCACCTGTGGGTGCTGAAGCATTACCACCTGCTGCTGTTGCACCACCACCGCCACCACCAGTAGTATAAGTTGCTTGGTCACTATTTGTATTTCCTGATGGGTTTCCTTGTGGCGGACTTACAGGAGGTGTATTTCCTGCTCCTTGACTTCCTAAAACTGGATTAGTTGGAATATATGCATTAGCTCCTCCTGATCCACCTGGACTTCCATCTCTTGTTGGCGCAGTATCACCTGCACCGCCTCCACCACCTGTAGATGTTATTGTTGAAAATACTGAATTTACTCCATTACTTCCTTTATTTGCATTAGCTGAACCACCAGCTCCACCACCACCTACTGTAATTGGATAACCTTGTGCAGTGACTGTAATAGCTCCAGCACCATCTAAAGGAGATGCTGTATAAGGTGTAACAGGACTTTTGTCCTCTCTAAAACCTCCGGCTCCACCACCACCGGTATAACCACCGCCGCCTCCGCCTCCAGCGACCACTATATAAGAAACTACATTGTTTGCAGATGTACAGGCTGTACCACTAACTGTAAAAGTTCCTGGTCCTGTAAATGTATGAATTTTACAATTTCCTGAAGTGGTTTCTGTTCCACCACTAGCTGTAATAAAACCTTCTACTAATCCTGCTCCCGCTACAGAACCTGTTAATACAATTCTCCATCCTTCTGTTGCATCTACATAAATAAGTTGCAACGATACATTATTTTTAGATACAGTAAAATTTGATGCATCACCATTTATATTAGATCCATTCCTAGCAATAATTAAATTGTTAGTTTCAAAATTTCCATCATAATCTGAAAAAGCTACAATATTTCCTGCACTTGGTGAACCTGGTAAAGTTGCAGTTACTGCTCCAGAACCAGTATCAACAAAAAAACCATCGCCATTTGTAGCTGTAAAATCACCTGTTTTTTTAGTTGTATTCCAATCGACAGTCCCTGTTCTTCCAAAACCTGTTTGAGTAGCGCCGCACGCAAGTGTAACTGCTGTGCCTGATCCACCTAAAGTTAAGGT